GTTTCCCGGTAAAGAAAGATTCAAAGACAGGCAAGTGGGTTGCCTCGCCAGGGCAGCGGCCAGTCTTTGACAAGAATAAAAAGATCATTGGTTGGAAGGACGACTATCGGGCTATGCACCCTGAGAACTTCTATCTAATGACCAAGCTTCCTGGTTATCGAATCATCGGAGAGCAGCTAAAGCTTCAAAAAAGTACCTTCACATCAAGGGCGACCGAGTACGAGGACCCAGCAGATGCGGCCACTGGATTGCAGAGGGCGATGGCGTTCCTGACAGGGAATCGCCCATACTCTCTCGACTTCGAGAACCAGTTGAAATACTACGAGTGGGAGTTTCTAGAGGAGCTTCAGAGGCAGATCAAGATTCAGGACAAAACATTTTTTGTGGACATCAAGCGCGCGGTTAGGAGAATACCCCCGAAGGACGGTGAGCTTGAGGTGCCGTCTTACGGCAGGTTGCCTGTTAAGAGGACGCCTGTTGAGCGAGAGCCCATTGATAGGGGTCGCCTTGAGCAGTTAATGCAACAGGCTCCTCAGTAGGGGATTGTCTGTTAGGGTGGTTAAAACCCCATAGACCCACCGGCTGTGTATCGCTTAACAGTTGGACAAGGGGCAGGAGGAAGCGATGGTCTGGGCCGTTACCCAAAGAGACAGCTTCGCCTCTGTCAGTGCTGGAGCGACTACCGCCGTCACGCCAATAAAGACGGCTGATGGTTCAATAGAGGCTGCTGCGCTATACGGCTTTCAGCTTTCTGTTGATGCTTCCGCTGGCGCAGGTCACTCAGCAACCGTGAAGGTATATGGGGAGCTTGCCGCCACCTACCTGTACCACGAGTCAGAGATTGATCTCAGCGCAGACACCCAGGCCCTGGTAATGCTGACCAGCGCGGGAACTCGAAGGACTGCATCGGTTCCCATATTTGATGCACCACATTTCACAATCAAGGACACTGGTGGTGGTGGTAGCAAGACGTACACAATTCTATTTTTTACGAAACTATTGGAGTAGATGAGAGATGAGTTACAACACTAGGGAGATCTGGATTCCCGTAGACGATTTCGTTGCGCCCATTACCGGCACCGGAACCAGTAGCGCCGGCCCGTTACAGGCTGGAGGCGGTGCGATTTCTCGTGGATACCTTCATGGGGTTCGCGTAAGGGCATCGAACGTCGATCCTCAGAACACCGCCATACCGGTGAAGATTTATCTTGGCGCGCCAGGGGCAGGGCACCTGATATATAGCGCTACATACAACAACACCACAGCAAACAACGGTGGCATGGCTGACCATGTAGACCTGCTGGATGCGCCAATGGCTTTCTTTACCCAGCCCCAGGTCCAGATCGGCCCCCAACAGGGCTCGGTGGACGACACTACCTACACGGTAACAATGTATGTTCGGGCTATATCGTAGAAGAGTATGAGCATAACGAGACTGATACCGGGTGGAGACACCATCACAAGGCTCTCTCCTGGGGGCGAGGCGATTGCTCGCGTTGCCCCCGGAGGTGAGGCGATTGCTCGCAGTGTTCCCGGTGGGGAATCGGTTACAAGGATCATTCCACCCACTGCGGCAGAGGAGGCAGGCGACAGCTTTGCCTCATACATAAATGATATAGAAACGCTAGCTGCTTGGTGGTCGCCAAACGCAAAGGAGGCAGGGGATCTTTCCGACGATGCCGTGGCAATGACGCAGCTTGGCCCAGACGACAATCCAGACCTTCTCGCAGTGGTGGCCTCAACTGGTAATTTCCGCGTAGTTGAAGACAACATTGGAACAACAGATTCCCTGACCTCTGCCATTGAGTCGATTCAGTCTGACGCATCGAACTTTGTCGGCATCGACTCAGGAACCGCGCAATCGACCGAACTCGCTGATTGCCTTACTCGAACTACTGGAGCGAAGTCTGGCTTTGCGTTCTTCAAGAACGCTGGGGCTAATTGGGGTTCCGCTAATTACGGAAACATATTTCAGTTTGACGGGGACAGCAGTTCAACATCTGCCGACTTAGCTGGGCACCTCGCTCTAGGTTTTTACAAGGGCACCGCCAGCCTTGGCAAGATTAGGATGAGCGTCCCGCAAGAGCTTGGCATTAACGGCGCATCATTTATGGTGGTTGATGCGTGGTACTTCATTGGCTGGAGGCAGACCGACACTCACGACTTTACAATTTACACCGCCAGGGTAGGCGTTGAGTGGGCCAGTAGGCAGGAAATATCTGGCACCTCAGACCACAGCCACGATGGGCTAACGCTGGGCTTGGCTATGAAGAACTCTGGGGCGCAGCAGTGGGACGGGTGGCGCTGGGGGCCGATTGGGTTCTTCACATCAGACATAGACGAGGACGGCCTTGAGGCCATCTTTGAGTCGATTGAGTAGCTATGACCAACCGATTAGACCCATCCACTCTTATCAAGGTTGCCCTCTGGTGCATCCCCGTCCTGTTTGGCCTTGGTGCTATGTACCAAACGATGCTTGGCAGTAGCTCGGACGTGGCAACCGTAGTCGCAGACCTGGATAACCATGAGTCGCTCGACTCGCACCCAGTCACAGGGGCCAAATTAGAAACAATTGTAGTAGAGCAGAGAGCCCTTCGAGATGACGTGGCAGAGCAGGCGATCTCTATCGCAGCAATTTGCCAAGCGACCGGGGCACAGTGTCGCTGAACCACCCTATCCTGGCCCGCATTAAATCGCTTGGAATGACCGCTTACACGGGCGGCAATTTCAATCTGAATGTGGTTGGCATCCGCAAGAAGCACGGCACCGCCAACTCGTTTGATGACGCGCTTCACGTTTTGTTTAAGGATGGACGTGGTCAGTGGCGCGACCTTTGGTGGCCTATCACCACTGAGCCTGGGCACCACTACCTGATGAGCAGGGACAACCAGCTAAACCCTGCCGGTACAGCCATACTTATTCCAGGGCAATACAAGGGGGCCTACCGCATAGATAGGCATGGTAAATCGCGCTACGAGGCGCTGTGTCAGCGCAATGGTCCGGTGAGTGTGTGGCGCGACGGGAACCTTGATGAGAAGGTTGATTACGGGCATGACGAGCAGAGCGGATACTTTGGTATCAACATTCACGCAGCGTCTTCTTCGCCGTATAGGAGGGATCAGGTGAGTGATGCCATCGGTGTATGGAGTGCAGGGTGTCAGGTCTTCAAGGAAACATTACACTTTCGTGAGTTCATGAAGGTGTGTAGAAAGCAAAGGTCTGAACGAGGCTGGGATAGTTTCACCTATACGTTATTGGATGAGTGGTAGTTATGAACAAACAGTATCTCAACCCAGGGCCAACGTTTCTTAGATGGCTAGCTGGGGTGTCAGCTCTATTTATACTTATGTCTCTTGTTCTCATCCAGTGGCAGGGCTTCTCGGATGATGACGATAGCTCTATGGATGACGACGACAGTTCAATTGGAGAAGAGTGATGAAGATTCCCGATAAGTTGAAAAGTAGAAAGCTAATCCTTGCGGTTGCTGGAGCAGTGCTTCCGCCCCTGCTGTCTTACCTCTCGGCAGAGGTTGATATGGGCGAGGCGCTTCGCTTGTCCTGCGCTGCGATCATTGCTTACTGCGTCAGCCAGGGCTTCGTTGATGGGAAGACCATGGAGGGGTGGATACCCCCCAAGCTGAAAGATGACGGCAGTGAATGACCCCTATAAACTGCTAACAGTTTGTCCAGGGTGTAAGGGATACTACTGCACAGTATGCGATATGCACTGGTCTGATTGCCCATGTCGTGGGCCAGAGGAAGCTGATGAGTAAACGCGATAGCCGAATGAAGAAACGGGCCGACGCCGCTCGTACTCTGGAGAAGCACACAGGGCCTGTGATGCTGATGCTTGTCAATGTCTTGGGTGATTTGGCCGAGGAGGTAGAGGGGCTCAGGCAATTCGAGCAAGACGCCGCCTACGCTGCCGAGCTTAGCTATCGCCTGGACAATGCTATCCCCTTTGGGGACCCACTCCTTGAGGCCTTGGACGGAATCGTTGTCTTCTTCGTAGCGCTTGGTGCCATTGGTATCTGGCGTGCGGCTGCGCGATCAGAGAAGCTAAGAGGTAAGAGGCTGGATCGGCTGAAGGATCGTCTTCAGAAGCGTGGTCCTAAGATGGCGGCGACGGCGCGTCGTCGCATAGAACGTCGTATCAAGCGGCTTGAGAAAGGCAGTTAGCTATGGCTGTAAATAAGACAGCGCTTCTCGCTCAGTCAGCGGATTCTGTTTATACGATGGTTCAGGATGCTGACTCGGGGGATGCAGTCGCCCTCCAGACCATCCTTGCTGCCCCGGTTAGGGTGTTCGCCGTTCAGATCGATAACACTAACAATGATACGGAAAACTGCTGGCTAAAGATGTGGACATCAGGGACAGCGGTTGTTGGCACAGATACGCCAACGGCAATCCTTATGGCTGATGCAGCCAGTAAGCTTCAGTACACGTTTGATACTGGCTTTGTGATGAGTAAATTGTATGCAGCCGTGCTTACAACCAATGGCACCGCTGGAAACGCGGCACCAGAGGGCGCTGTAACCATAAGGTTTATGGTGGAGGACTAATGGCTACTTATAAAACATCCCCATTCACAACCGACCTCCTCACCAAGCTGACCAGGGCCACGGATGTTGTTGCGGCCGGTGCCGCTGACGTAACTGGATCTAGCGGCGCAGTGCATGTCATACACATTCTCACCGCTGATGCGGCGACAAGGTATGTGAGCCTGTTTGACTCAAACACTGTAACTGCGGGGTCTGCCGATGTTCTCATCCCCCTGGATGCGTCGGGAAACATGACTGTCTTCATAGATGAAGGGGTCGCGTTCGGCACAGCGGTGTCTGTTTCCGCATCAACCTCTCGCGATGGCACTGGAGATCCGTCGAAGGTAGACCTCTACATTATGAGCCACGACCTCTCCTGATCCAGAACGAACAAACGCCCGCCAAGGATGACGGGCGCTTGCAATACTGGAGAACGGATGAGCCCCTAGAGGCTACGTCGTTCACTCTACTTCGTAAAGGACTTCCGGGCATGTACCGAACAGGTCCTCTGCTGGAAAGACGCAGCAGCCCAGGTCATACAGCCTCATAACGCACGAGGATTCAGCAAGAACCCCCGCACCCCTTAGCGTATCTATCTCAGCGACAGCCAGGATGGGTCCGTTGTTGCGCTTGAGAAGCAGCAGGGGGCGTTTCCCACACGACTGCGCCTGAGACATAGCCTGTGACCAGAAACCGCTTAGCGGCCCTGTCAGGGGCCTCCTGAATAACTGTGAGTAATCAAAGCTTTCGTGCGCCTTGCATTCTATGGCGAAGGGGAAGGGGAAGGGACCGACAAGTTCAAACTCGCCAGCCCCAGCTACCCCGTTCTGTCTATCAGTTGGGTTCCTCTTTACGGTCCAGTCCTCGCCAAGCCATTCGCGCAATCTCTTTGCGATAGCCCGCTCGAAGTTGGCTCCCTTGTTCCTGCTCTTTCTTCCGCCCATTAGACAAAGCCTCTCGCCCTCCGCATCTCATTAAACTTAAATGAGTTGTTAGGCTTCTTATCCATTCTTACCCAATTCTCGTACCCACACTCACATGACTGATACCAGAATGGGGGAAGCCTGAGCCCCTTTATAAACTCCTTGTCGTCCATAGAGCCCTTGTCTGCTGGCTTGTGCAGCAACCAATTGCCATAGGCGTGCTTGTGTTTATTCATCTTGCACGGTGAAGTGCGGTGACGGAACCCTCTGCCTTGCAACGGCCGGCGCGTTCGACATGGTCACTTCCTGGCTATCACACTCTATGCTGATAACTCTTACGTTGTACTTCTGCATCCAGAGCAGCAGCTTCATCGTAACCTCTCTGATCTCATCCTCTGGACCACTGCGCCTCAAAGCATCAAGCGTTGGTGGGAGGCCGTTATCCTTCTTTGCTGGCACTGTCTCACTCTTTATACTCACTGCTGCGACCTTCTTTCTTGTCGGCAATCTCTGTCCGTGGTTGGCTGGCTTTGGCTTACCGTCGCCGCCTCGTGGCAGCTTCCCAAGACCGTGCTTGTCTCGATACTCTCTGCACGCTTGGTAATACTGGCTTCTTCCCGACCTTCTACCGTGGTCTGACATGATCTTCTCATAGTCGATAAGTGTTGCGGACGGGTTGTTGTTTACGAAATCTCTCGCCCACTGCGTCATTGACGACGCCTCGTTTGGGTTTGTGTAGTTCAACAGTCTATGGGTCATATCTCGCCTCCTTTGTTGGTGGGCTCTCTGGGACTTGAACCCAGGACCTGCCGGTTATGAGCCGGATGCTCTAACCATCTGAGCTAAGAGCCCTGTTAATTAAAATGCTGGTTTGGCCACCTTCTAGGCAGGTAGCCCGTTCACCAGTTGGACTGATAATGAGAAAATGTCCAACACCAGCAGGCATAGCCACTGAACCCTCTGCATTCTCACAATGACATGACCTCTAGCCTAGAGGGGTGCGGTGGTCCTTAGAGGTAGGCTAGAAGCCAAGCTCATCTTCCTGCGACTCATGCTTAACAAGCTCTGCGCTAGACACAGAGGCTGCGTGGGTTCCGATGTCAGTGACCTTATCAACCAGTGTTTGCAACTCCTTGACATCCATCTTGGTTACGTCCTTGCGTCCGAAGACCTGAACATAGATGTCTGGGTAGTCGTTTCTAAGTCCGAGTGCCGTAGAGATAAGGTCAAGCTGCCCGTCGCTGCTTGTCTTTTCCTTGACAAACTTACCGTCAATCGGGGCGTCGATAACATCGTTGCCGACACGGCCCTCATAGAAGGTGTCTTCGTTTGCTATCCCGGCAATCGGCACAGACGTTTTGTTTATCCTGTCGTTGTCCACCAACTCCTTGACCGGGACAAAGAGGGGAAGCCTCTTCGACAATCTGTTTACAGCAGTCTTCCTTGCCATCTCTGCGTACCACGTCTTCCAAGCTGGGCTTCCTGGAGAGGCAGAGTTCTTTCGGATCTTCTCAATGTCGTGACGCCATGCGACCTCGACCATCGGCTGCTCCCAGTCTTTGCAGGTAGCTATTGCGTAAGCAGCCCGCACCTCACCGATCTCATCTGGGTTATCTCTGCACTCCTTGTGATGCAACCCGATGTGGTAGCCGTCAGGGTTCACATATCTTGCGACCTCAAACTCATCGGCATCGTACACAGCGAAGGTATCAATGTTGATGCCACGCCTTGCTGCCATAGTGATTACACCACCCCAGCCACGGACAAACTCAGCCCTTCCCTTGTAGGCAATGATATGCCCCTGGTTGCCAATGCCAGTTGGGTCCAGCCCAAACTGACACGCCTTGTAGAGAGCCAGGATAAAGCTATCTGCATCGCAGCTTCTAAGCCTTTTGTCCTTCTTCCACATGGACAGAGCAAGGGCGCACAGCCTGTCCTCACTAAGGAAGGCAGTAGACACCATTGCCAGCTTTGGCTTGGCCTTCTCTATCAGTGTGACCATTCCTGGGCCACTGATTTGGTTGGGGTTATTTATTCTTTGTATGCTCATTCCGTCTCCACAAAAACTTGTCGGTTAGTTTCAACGACGTGCGGCTCGACAGCGGCTCGCACGCCCTCTGGGAGAGACTCAATCCAGTCATTGAGACTTCCCCTTACATCAAAAAACTTAAAAGGATCGACACCGTCGTGGTGCTGAAGCTCAAGGAATGCCTCTCGCATTCCGTTATCTTTCTTGCCACGATCCCATCTCTTGTACGTCTTGTTGGATGGGCCAAGCCGCACGCCACTATCAAGCTCAAGCACGCCGGTCCTTGCCTTGAGTCGGTCGTTCAGGCCTGACCTGATCTGCCTGCCAAGCTCACTGATTCTCTGCGAGTATCTGTAAAGCTCAGTATCATCCAGGTATTGAGGCGCATCCGGCAACTCGACAACGCACTTGCTGCTGTACTTGCACCTTCCACAATGCTCACCGGGTCGTGTGTCGTAGATGATCTTCTCGTCATCCATCCGGTCCTTGTCGTAGCAAGCCTTGAAGATTGACTGAGCCAGAGAGCGCCACTCTTTTGGGCTTCTCTCGATCATGTGCCCCTTCTGATACCTGACATTCCACCAGACAAACCTGACTAGCCTTGCGTCTGGGTAAAGGTCTGCCATTGCAGCGCAGTAGGTAATGGCTTGCACGTCCTGCTCTAGCTTCGCATCGGATGGTAGGCCCCACGCTGTCTTCCAATCAAAGAGGACAAGCACTCCGTCTTCATCAACAAAGGCCACGTCTGGTTGCACCCTCCAGAATGTCTTGCCGTCTGACCTTGATGGGTCCCAATCATCTCCACGGATAGCCCATGTTGGGGCAATGTCCCATTCAACTGGAACACCACCCTCTCCAATCTCGGAGACATAGCTCTGCTCAGCAACGAAGGCCTCTGGGATCTGTAGGTCAAAGGAAAGAAACCGATTCATCAGACGCTCTGACGCAGCCATTTCCTCGCAGCTAAGACCATCCATAGCCGGGGCATCGGCACCAATAAGGTGTGCATAGATCATGTCATGGACATGAGCGCCGACCTTGTACCCGCCCCAATTATCTCCAGGCTCTCCGTTGCGAAGCCTTAATGCCTGTGATGGACATGCTGAATCAGCATCAAAGATGCTCTTGCTCCACAACATCTATGCCTCCGTAGCCTCTGTTGATCCGCCCTGTGACGTTGCAATGGCTATCATTGGTGAGGCCCAAGCACATGCAGGGCATCCGAGGTAGTAGCCAACGCCACTGCCACCAGATAGCTGCTTATTCTTTACGGGAACCTCTACCTCCATGATCTGTAGGCACCCGCAGTTTGGACACTCAACGTCCGCTGCAATTGCGGTCCTTTTCCTTGTAGCTAGCTTTGCCTTCGGCACCCCGGTAGGGACGCAGTCTGGGTTCAGCCCATGATTTCTAATGTCTTCCATATGTTCTCCTTTCTTTAATTTATTCATTGCCGGGTCAGTATCTGTCCCGCGTAGCTCAGTCAACCATCCAACCGTCTGCCATGAGCGCTTTCAGATCCTTGTATCCAACCTCGACAACCTCCCACGGGTATCCGGTCGGAGACATTCGGAAGTGGATGTTCTCCCCACGCCTGATGATGTACCCCCCGTCTTCATTCTTGTAGACGGTGCCAATCTCTAGCGCGCTGGCTGAGTTCTTCCTAACTGGTAGCCGGTCTTCCAGGCTTGTCTTCGGCAGCATTCTTAGTGTTGCCGCCTCTCTCGATTCGTTCACATTCCCTCCTAACTATCGGGTGCCAGTATGATTTCACTGCATCTCCCGGTTTGTAATTGTCCCAGGCCCATTGCCTCATATCGTCTATCTCATCCTCACTGAGGTGCTGAATATAGAGCCCGCGTAATGGCGACTTGCTGCTATCACTCACGTCCATTTGGCTTCTCCCTGAAGCACGAGTGCCTTGCCGACAATCTTCCCACCGTAGAGATAGGAGGCGACGGGGTTAACCCGAAGCCCCTTCATCAACCCATCCTCATCTATCAGCAGTTGAGCCCCGGTGAATGTCCTGACTAGCTGGACATAGCCACCACCAAAGAACTCCTGGGCTTGCTCAATGGTGGGTGAGTCGTCCTCATCATCAACGAACAGTGTTGTTAGCTCAGGGTCTTCCTCGCTAATGGTTTCTGCCAGAGCCTCCAGCGCGCTCCATTTGGGACACGTCATGTCGAACTCTTTACCTATCTCATCAAGCCATTCCTTTACGGTCTTCCTTGATTCCTTGCTGATAGCCCCTTCCTCGTTCTCTCTGTCTGGCCCTACCGGAGCCTCCATTACATGTATGAAATCAAACTTCATGTTTCCCCCTTGATGGGCACCGCCACAAACGGCTCCCTTGGATTGGCGGCGTTCGGGTCTAGTGCTGGTCTGTGCGTTCGCTTCTTACTCACACCTCCTCCACAGGCGTTGCACCAGTCAACGTCGGGGTTTGGTACGTCTGGATCACAGACGGCGCAGGTAAACCTCTCTTTGGCCTCCTGATTGGCTATGTCTGCATGCATCATCAGGCTGTCTAGTTCGTTGAAGCTCATGCTTCCCCCTTCTCTGGTGCCAGCTTCTCTACGATAGCTTTAGCTAGCGCACTGCTGCGAAAGCCTCTACCCATCTTCTTCCTCGCCTCTGTGG